TCCTGGACCACAAGGACCTCAAGGACTAAGAGGCGAAAAGGGTGATAAGGGTGAAAAAGGCGACAAGGGTGATCCTGGAAAAGACGGCAAGAGTGGCAAAGATGGTAAGGATGGAAAACCAGGTCCAACTGGTCCAAGAGGTCCTGCAGGAGAAAGTTCTTTGTCCTCGTCTGGACAGCAGGCTGGATGGGCTTCATATTATAATCTAAATAAAAACATATTTAAGTTAGGAGCACTGCAGGGAGAAGATGGCTGGGTAAGTGTTTGGGTGGATGGCCAGGGTAATGGAACAAATCAAAAATATCTGCCAACAGACCAAGTAAGTCTATGGAATTCAAACAGCAGAATGCTTAACTTCAAAGGTCTTAAGGAAGGATCTCAAGTTTTTGTCACTTATAATTTTGATCTTACAACATATGCCAATAATACTGAATTATGGATTAGAACATATTTCCCCAATATAAATATTGATATCCCACAGTTTGTGGCATCTCTTAAATATCAATTTACCTATAATATTTATGTAACCCAGCACTTCTTTATAGAAGATAAGAAGATGCTCACGGCAGGAGCCATTCCTCAAATAAGAACAGACTACGATGCCTCTCTATCCATGAATTCTATCTATGTCAGCGTGGTATAATAAAGCAAGGAGGAATCATGGCATTTCCAGGCACATTAAATATTAACTATTATAAGGGCGACACTTATGAGTTTCGCATATACCCAAAAAATTCTGACGGCAGCGTTTTTGATCTTACCCCATATGGAAATGCTTCTTTTACTATTTCCACTGTAAGAGGATCTGCTGGAGCATCTACTGCAGTTGAAGCATTTGCACAAGTTTCTGAAGATGGAACATACCTGCTATGCGTTATTCTTCCAGGACAAGGCGGAAGTCTTAATGCAAACACTTCGTATGTATACGATGTTCAGGTTAGAAGATCTGGACCTCCATATGAAAAAGTTTATACTTTAGTAACTGGAACAATCACGGTACAAGATGATGTAACTCAAGGTGTACCAAGTATAGATTCTGGAAATGTTAAGTATAGAGTTATTTATATAGATACAGCAAATACAAGCGGAACAATTCCAAAAGATACTACTCAATACACTCCAGGTCAGCAAGCAACAATATTAACTACTACTTTAAGTAGACCAGGATATACACTTGCTGGATGGAACACAAATGCTTCTGGTACTGGTACAACTTATCTTGCTGGTAATACAGTTACTATGCCATCCTCTGATTTATTGCTTTATGCAAAGTGGACGGTTAATCCATAATGGCAGAAGTAATTCTTGCAAACGATAGTTTAACTGTTTTAGGAGGACCTGCTTCTATAGACGTACAGTTAGATTTTGGTCCTGAAGGTGATCGTGGAAGTTATATTTATACTGGAGAAGGGGATCCAAATCTTCCTTCTACTGTAATAGGACAAGACCCAGCAATTTTTGATCTTTATATAAATATATTAAATCCAAATCCAAATGATGCTCTTTTTGCACAGACAAACGAAGACTATCTTGCTCTTTATCAATATCAAAACATAGATGGAGAAAATACCTGGGTAAAAATTGTAAAACTGATTCCTAATACCTGGAGTTCTAATAGGTCCCCGACATTTGTTAATGGACAAGTTCAGATAAATATACCAGTGGTAAGCATAGTTTCTTCTAGCCAAATGGCAAACTTATCTGCTTCAGATTTTAATATTCAGCATAATATTCTAAACTCCAACCCTACCTCCTCTGCTCTTTCTGTAGGGGCTTTGGTTACAGAGGGAGACACTATTGTTCTGCCACTTACAATAAAGGCTGTAGAATATTCAGGAGGAACTTGGTCAAATCTTGCTGGCCAGAAAACAGTTCATCTATTTATTACTATGGTATAATCTAAAGAGGTGATTTATGGCTGCTGAAGACATTGGTGCTTTATATAACACCAAAATGCCAGGTTATGACGATGCTGCGGATATCCAAGAGGCATTAAAGTTATTCTTGTATGGTTCAACAACCTATGACACTGCCAATACAAATCCTTCAAATCTTCCTAATCCATCACTTGCAAGACATTTAAAAGATCTTCGTGATGACATAACAGTTTTAGAAACTAATTCCCCAGGATCAGATTATGCGTCTACAGAACCAGCATCTCCACAAGATGGTTTTATCTGGGTAGATGCTACAACAACAGCGCCTTCAATTATTAATTTTGCAACAGCGGTATATTCAAATCAAGAACCAGAGTCTGGTCTAGTTGATGGATTAATTTGGGTAGATAAAAGCGCATCTCCAAAACGAGCATACATTTATGATGCAACTGAGCAAGCATTTATTCCAATGAATGAATTGCAAAATGTTGTTGATGCATCTGGAGATTTGATTTATGGAACTGCAGATAACTCTATTGATAATTTACCAATAGGTGCTAACGGACAGGTTCTAACAGTTTCTTCTGGCCTACCGTCCTGGCAGTCTCCTAAAGCATGGAACTTAGTTGGATCAGGAACATTAAGTGGATCATCATTATCTGTTTCTGGTATATCTGGAGATAAAATTTATATAGTATTGAAAGACTGGAGCCATGATGACGCTACAGATTCTGCCATGATAAGTATTAGATTTAATAATGACGCAGGTCCAAATTATGTTAATACTGGTGGAGTTATTTCTTCCAGCGCACTGCATTCCCCTACATTTGCAGATAATATAACTCACGACATGACAATTGCTATAGACCTTTCAAATACCGCTGCAGCACTAAAGCCAGTGTCTACTATAGCAAAATCTTATCAGTCTGGAGTTCAATACTTTGGTTATTATAAAAATACCAATACAATAAACTCTGTGCAATTATTTTTAAGCCCTTCAGGGTCTTTTGATGTCGGAACTTATGAGATATGGAGTTATAACTAATGGCTAAAATTCCACAAACTCCTAAAATAAAAGTTGTAGACCTGATCGAGGGTAGCGAAGAATTAAGAGATATGACTGATATAGAGGCAGAATCTTATAGCGCCTTGCTAGAAGAATCAAGCATTATTATTCAAAACGAAAAAGATCAAGTTGCTAAAAAAGAAATAGCAATTGCAAAACTAGTATCTTTAGGATTAAGCGAAGAAGATATAAAGGCTATGGGGTTATAGGATGGCCATTAAAGATACTAACGGAAAGATAGCATACATATATGATCAGGCAACCAATAAGTGGTATGCCATTTCTGGTGCTATAAACACCGCTGCATCTTATACTTGGACAGGAACTCAAACTTTTACAAACACGGTAATAGCAACAGATGTAATTCATGCTAAAGCAGGCGTTAATAATTTCTTAAATCCAACATTAAGAGACTCTGCTATTCAGTCTCCTATCAATGGTTTGGTAGTCTTTTTAAGACAAGATTCAAGTGGCAATACAGTAAATAGACTTCAATATTATTTTAATGGATCTTGGAGATGGATAGATGATGCTGTATTATTTACACCACAAACAAAAACTTCTAGTTTTACTATAGATATAGATCAGCCAGGAACTACTGTAAAAGTAAACTCATCTTCCCCAATTAATATTACAGTTCCACCTAACTCATCAGTACCATTTGCTATTGGGCACAAAATTGATTTTTATAGGCTTGGTTCTGGAGATGTAACTTTTGTTGAGGGTAGCGGAGTTACAATTAATAGTAAAAATTCTAGCAAGCAAATTATTTTTCAGTATGGTGTTGCAACACTAACAAAATTAGATACCAATACTTGGATTTTAACTGGAGACTTAGTTTCAACTGGAGGATCAACTCCAACAACTCCAACCCCAACTGCAACTACTACCTCATCGCCAACTCCAACAGCAACTACCACTTCAACTGTAGTTCCAAGTTACAATGTAGTTTATAACTGTAATGGAGGAACTGGATGCCCATCAAATACAACACACAATGGATCTTATGTAATTCCTAATACTGTTCCAACTAGAAGTGGTTATACATTTAATGATTACGTTGTGTCTTCATCATCTTGTACATTCCCATCTACAGTGCCAAATGCACTTAGAGGAGAAACAATTACTTGCTCTGGAGATATATCATTAAGTGCACAATGGCTATTGCCTACTCCGACTACAACAGTTGTAACTCCTACAACAACAGTTGTAACTCCTACAACAACAGTTGTAACTCCTACAACAACTAGCACAACTGCAGTAACTCCTACAACTACTACGACTTCTCCTACCGTAACATTTTCCTCTTTAGTTCCTACAACAACAACAACCGCAACTGCAGCACCAGTAATTAATTCTATGACTGAGAGTAGCGATTGTACAACAATTACAATTCAGTGGACTGGATCTAATTATCAATCATATGCAGTAACCAACTCAACTGGATGGACAGACCCAGTATATGGAAACGGTCTTGGAGGTTCTGTAACCCTAACAGTAGGAACATGTGGAACTTCAAAGACTGCAACACTAAGACTTTACTCTGGACTAAACCAGACTGGAACACAGGTATCTCAAGCATTTACTATAATTACAACAAGTTGTGCAATATGTAATGCACCTACTACAACTACTACAGCAGTAACCCCAACAACTACTACAACTACAACAACTACAACAACCTCAGCACCATATTGGTACACAGGTTGCTGTAGCACTACAGGGTCTCAAGTAACTGGCACTAGCCAGACTAATTTTGGCGAAGCATATACTGGCATGACAAATCAGTGTTCTGGAACTGTAACAAATCAGCAGAGTGGAAATTATGGAACAATTCCTTCGTTAAGTTGCCCAGCACCAGTTACACCTACTACAACTACAACTAGTACAGCAGTAACACCTACAACAACTACAACTACAAGTGCACAAGTTGAATATTATATTGGAACATCTATATGTAATGCAAATACAGGATACTATGTATCCGCCCCAGCCGCTGCTGGACCTTACTATGCTGCATCAATGCCAGCAGATGTAATTAGTGGACCTTCAACAAGTAGAGAGAAGACTGTTTACAGATCAACCTATGCTGAAGCACTTTCTGCTGCTGAAAATGCTTCTTGCGTTGTTGCACCTGCTACAACTACAACGACACCTACAACTACTACAACTGCGGTAACACCTACAACTACTACAACCGCACAAACATGGTATTGCTCAACAACAGACTTAGGTCCAGATGGAATGTATCAAGGAACATGGAATGCTGATGTATCTTCAGAACAGTGTGGAGTATATAAGACTGTATGTCAACTTGGATCATATCCTCCATATCCTTCAGTTCCTCAATGTCCTACAACAACTACGGCAGTTACTCCTACAACAACTACAACTAGTGCAGCAGTTACTCCTACCACAACTACAACTAGTGCAGTAGTAACACCTACAACAACTACAACCACAACAGGATATCCTCCACTATTGTCTGGATATCATCTATGTACCCCAGAAGATGTTCCTAATCCTTCAAGTCCATGTACCGCTGCTGGACAATGTAAACTTGATGGAGCATCTGGAGCAGCATGTAGCGCTGGAAGTTGTGCTAACCCAGGATTAGTATACTCAATTGGAGGAACAGCAACCTGTGACTCTGGCTGTGTAGAAACTTCAAGCGGTAGCGGAACTGGCGGAGGAAGTAATATAACAACTCCTTGCGGAACCTTCTATGCTGTTCAGGGAGTTCCATATTCATGGAAGTGTTGCAATAATGCTTAGTACCATAACTTTAGGAGAAATTTCAAATGATTAAATATGATATATATATAGATAATGAGATTGCAGTACCAGTTATTATTAAAACTATGGATATGTCAGAAGATTATATTCAATCCTGGAATAGATTTTTAAATCTTTTACCTTTTGCTCCGCAGGTAATTGAGTATACTTCATTAGGGCATACTCCAGAATTGGGAGACTCCTGGAATGGAAGTAATTTTGTTTCACAAAATGGATCTGCTTTTGCAGATATAAGCAACAACACAGCCAGCATGAGATATTTTGCTTTAATAGTCGACGGTATAGTAGAATGGATATATCAAATTCAAGACTCTGCAGAAAATCAAGCCTTTATAGCAGCAATTTTAAGTGGCCCTGAGTTTAAACCAGCACTTTGATTTGGTATAATTAATATACAAGAGATAGGAACGGTATGATTAAAGAAGAGTTGGCTCCAGGCATTATGTCTTACATTGGTGTTATGGACGATCCAAAACAATTTATAAGCGATATAGAGGGTTTGGTAGAATTAAATCTTTTAACTTGGAACCCCGCATCACAAAGCGATAGTCCAGATGGTGATAGTTCTGTAAAGAAAAGCGCTAGAGATTGTTTTGCTATATCTCTTCCATCGTATGATAAAAATCCAGAACTAAAGAACAACCATGATGTTTATAATAAAGTGTCAACCCTATTGGATGAGCAACTACTCCCAACAGTAAATGAATATAGAAATCACTATTCTGCAATACACTGGCCAACAAGCGAAGGATGGCAACTTTTAAAATATGGAAAAGATAATCACTTTATAAATCATTATGATGACTCTAAGCAGTGGCCTAGAACACTATCCATGAGTTTTTATTTAAATGATGATTATGAAGGCGGAGAGATTGAGTTTCCAAGATTTAATCTTAAGATAAAGCCAAGGGCAAATCAAATGATCATGTTCCCATCAAACTATGTTTATAATCACTCTGTTCATCCAGTAATTTCTGGAACAAGATATGCTGTAGTTGCGTGGTGGAATTAATATGAAGACTGCTCTAGTTCTTGGTGCTGGTGGTTTTATTGGGTCTCATATGGTGAGAAGATTAAAGTCTGAAGGATATTGGGTTCGAGGTGTAGATATAAAAGAGCCAGAATTTTCTAAAACAATGGCTGATGAATTTATTATTAGAGATCTTTCTGACTATGAAAATATGAAAAAGGTAATTGAGTTTAAAGGATATAGCGGTAATTTCTACCATGAAATTCCTTACAAACTAATAGATACTTTTGATGAGATTTATCAGTTTGCTGCAGATATGGGTGGAGCAGGATATATTTTTACAGGAGAAAATGATGCAAACATAATGGAAAATTCTGCATTAATTAATCTTAACCTACTTAGAGCACAATTAAGACTAAATCAAAAAAATAATGTAAACAAAACAAAAATATTTTATAGTAGTTCTGCATGTATGTATCCTTCTCATATTCAAGAATCTACAGACAACCCTGGATTAAGTGAGGCTGATGCATATCCTGCAAATCCAGACAGCGAATATGGATGGGAAAAATTATTTAGCGAAAGAATATTTCTTGCTTTTAATAAAAACTATAATATACCAGTTGCAGTAGCAAGATACCACAATATTTATGGTCCAGAGGGAACATGGAATGGCGGAAGAGAAAAGGCTCCTGCAGCAATTTGTAGAAAAGTAATTACTGGAACAGATTCTATTGAAATTTGGGGAGATGGAGAACAGACAAGGTCTTTCTTGTTTATCGATGAGTGTATTGAGGCAACCAGAAGACTTATGCAGTCTGATTTCACTGGACCAGTAAATATTGGATCTGAAGAAATGGTTAGTATTAATCAGTTAGTCGATATAGCGTGTTCTATAGAGAATAAGGATTTAAGAAAAATACATGTAGATGGTCCAACTGGTGTTCGTGGCAGAAATTCAAATAATGATCTGGTAAGAGAAAAACTTGGGTGGGATTATTCAATGACGCTAAAGCAGGGCATAGAAAAAACTTATAATTGGATCAAAACACAGATAGGGTAATAATGTCTTTTCTTTTACTAGCACATTGGAACGGTAGATTTGGAAACCGTATGCATCAATACGCATATGGGGCAACATATAGCAATATGCATTCAGTAGATTTTATATTACCTTCTGACTGGGAAGGAACTCATTTATTTAAAACTCAATATCACAAGGTTTTAGATCATGACAATTTAAGACTACACATTAATCAGTCTAGCGATTATTGGCATCAACCAGAAAAGAAAAAAGAATTAATTACAAGTGTTTATCCAGATGCAAAATTTATAGATCCTAAAAATACAGAAGAGTGCTATAAAAAATATGATCATCCTGTATATATAGATGATCTATGTGCATATGGAGATCATATTTATGAAAAAATGTCTGCATCATTTTTAAAAGAGGTTTTTCAGTTTTCTGACCTAGTAAAAAATACTGAGTCATATAAATATTGGGAGGCAAGAAAAGGAACCTATGATGTTGCCCATCTTAGAAGAGATGACATATCTAATCCAGAGTATAACAAGGTTAATGTTCAAGGATATTCTGTAATATCTAAAGATTCTTACTATAAGGCTTTTGAAAAATACGGGGTAGATAAAGAAAGTATATATTGGGTATCAGATGATTATTTAAATAAGTGGCATACAGATAGACCTAAAAAAGAAAGATATGGCTGGAGTTATCCAGTAGGTGCAGAGTATAAACAGCCTTTAGTATTTGATTGGCTAGAGGATTTTCTGACAATATATTTTGCAAGAACTGTTTTTAGAGCAAACAGCAGTTTTAGTTGGTGGGCATGTTTCTTGTCACCTACTGCAAAAATTTATAGCCCAGCAATTGATAAACAGTTGATATATGGAAGAGATGGCTTAATAGAGATAGACTTAGACTTTGTGGAAGGAAATACCCCACATTGGATGTATCATGGTGACAGAATTCACCATATAGATATAAAATAATTATTATGAAAAAGGTTATAGTTACTCTCGTAAAAGGTGCAGATCATCATAACGATTATTCTTTTGTTATTCTAAGAAATAAGTTTATAGAAGAAAATTTAAACTCACCATGTGATGTTTTGATATTTCATGAAGGAGACATCCCATTAGAACGTCAACATTTTATAAGATCTAAAACTAATTTGCCAGTTAACTTTCTTACCATCCCAAAGTTTGAGGCAATTCCTGGAATAGAGTTTGATAAAAGGGCAGAGGGTTTTGGTTGGTCATATAGGAGAATGTGCAGTTTTTGGTTTGTAGATTTTATGAAATATTTGGATGGGTATGATTTAGTTCTAAGAATAGATGATGATTGTATAATTCGCAGCAATATAGATGATATATTCAAAGAGTTATCTGATAAGGTTTGCGTATATGGAGAGTGGTCTGGAGATGGGGCTGAAGTTACAATAGGCTTAAATCAGTTTTCTTTGGATAACATAAACACTAATAAAGAACCAAAGCAAGGACCTTCAGGGCCTTACACTAATATGGTTGGCCTAAACCTTAAAAAAATAAGAGACAAGGTTGAGGTTCTTGACTATATAGATAAGGTTAAGCAATCAAATAACATATTTATATATAGATGGGGGGACCTGCCATTATGGGGAGAGGTACTTTATTACTTTTTTGAACCAGAAGAGTATATGAAGTTGCCTATTAAATATTACCACGGTAGTCACAAAAACTTTATTAACTGGTAGTTGATAGTCTACTCCCTATATGCTATAATTAAAAGATGTCAGAAAACATTCCTAATAGACCAGCAAGACCATGGGACCTATTCAATAAAAATATAGGTCGTGTTGCTACAGATGTAGCAGCAAAAAGATTTGAAATATGCAAGGCTTGTCCTCAATTAATCAAACTTACTGGACAATGTAAAAAGTGTGGATGTTTTATGGAGGCAAAGACCAAGTTGCCAAACGCAGATTGTCCTTTAGGCAAGTGGGGTCAAGAAAAGATATCTTATACAGAGGAGATTAAATAATGAGCGACAGAGATTTTGTGGTTATTGTAGATGATGTGGTTCAGAAGATCTTTTCTGTACCCGTCAATAGTAAGAGTGCGGTAGTTAAGGAAGTTACTGGGTTATCAGATATTGAAGTAGGTAATAAATATAACCCAGTAACCGACGCTTTTTATTGCGATCTAGAAGAACCTTCTAATTAGGAAACTTCTTCATCCATTCTAATGTTCTGGGGGTAAGACCCTTCCATGAACGCCAGTTCTCTCCACCGTTAGACATGTGGTATGCAATTTGTGCATTTATAACTGGATTAAACAAGTCTGCATTATGGTCTAAATTAAACTTGTCACGTCTGTCTGGACCCAGAGCATCAAGCATATTTATTTGAAATATGCCATACGAACTGTCTCCAGTAGAGGTATTGCCATTAAAGGCAAAAGGTCGACCATTACTTTCTTTTTTAGCAACAGCCCACGCCTCCTTAAGATTTTGACCTTCAAAGCCTACTAGTTTTAGTAGATTTTTTAGGTCTTTGTCAGATAGAGTTGTAGCGTTTTGATATTTTTCTAACTGATCTTCTTTAGCCTTAGAAACGACTTTGGCCACTTCCGTGGCCTCGATGGTCTCTTCAAGCAGGATAGTTTTACTATCTAATCGGTTTTCAGAAGCATTAGCAGAGTTTGACCAAACGCCAAACATTGCCATGATGCTGAGTGTGCCAATGATTTTCCTGTTATTATTCATAAAGTTAATCATAGTTTCCTCCTTAGAAACGAAAAACACCTTTTTTAAGGGTGTTGTTACTTCCTAGTATAACACAATTTTGCCTCGCAAGTCAAATCATGAAAAGTGGTATAATTAAAGTCTTATGGCAGAACTATCGAACGTATATGATATTCCTTATCCTATTTCTAGTGATCCAGTAAATGTACATGGTGATATTAAATCATTAGTTGAAAGATTAGAAATTATTTTACCACCACTGGGCGTATCACAATTTCAATTACCAGTATTAAATAATAGTGGTGCTGCTATTTTAGCAGGCACTCCAGTTTATGCAAGCGGGTACACAACAAAAACCACAATTTCAAAATCATTACCAACTACAACACAACCAGTATTAGGATTAGCAAAGACAGATATTGCAAATAATGCAGAAGGCTTGGTTGTTGTTGCTGGTGTAATGGATTCTATAAATACATCTGGCTTTCCAGATGGATCAATTCTTTATGTGGCGCCATCAGGTGGCCTAACACATATCAGACCAGTAAATGGGTCTGGAGCAGTTGGAATAGTTGCATATTCAAATACAAGTGGAATAATTATTGTAGAAGCAAAGGGTAATGGAACATGGGGGGCATTGAAGGCTGGATTAGCCTAATATGATATAATCAAGATATGACAACGCTTAGAGGTTCAGCATCATCTTATGAGGTAGGAAATAAGCCACCACTTGTAAAATGGACATTTGTTCGTGGAGATACTTCTGCATTTAAAGTTTATGTTACAGATGATAATAGAGATCCACTAACAATCGCTGATTGGACAATTTCTATGAAAATTAAAAGACCAACTCTTGCGTCAGAAAAAGGAACAATAACGGATAACGCTACAACAATTATGGCTCTTACTCCAGTAGCAGATGCAAATGATCTCCCAGGAGAATTTACAGTGTCATTGACAGCAGCACAGTCAGTAAGTTTACAGACAGGAGACATTTTTGATATCCAACTATCATTGCCTCAAGATGAGTTGGTTTGGACTGTTGCTCAGGGCAGCATCGTAGTCCTTGAAGATGTAACAGACTAATGGCAAGAGCCGTAATAGTAGATGAATCTTATAAAGTAAAAAGAATAGAAGATAAAGATTTTTCAGTTTTTAATATAGTTCCAGACCATAGACAAGTCCGTATAAATGATGTTTTGCCATTTAGGGTAAAATTTATCAATATAGGGGTTGAGGGTGTAAACCCAAATACAGTGCCTCCAATCCCACTACAAGTAATTGGCTATAGCAACTATATTCTTTAAAAATGTAATATAATTAACAGTAGCATAGGACTATAATGCCTATGAAAAAAATAAAAGAGGATGTTATAATAAGCACATGGCCAAAGTATCAATTCCAACACTTAAGAGCAAGTTTCAGACTGGCGATAGGCCAACACAAGAAGATTATGAAGATTTAATTGATTCCACCTCTGCCCGTTCTACAGACCTAGGGTCTATGGGCAATAATGAAAATACAATTACAGGTATTGAGAATGCCACAGTAATTGATAACTTTGATGCCACAGAGTGGCGTATGGTTAAGTATATTGTTTCT